CTACCTTGAGCATGGGCGTGCCTTCCCGACCGGCGTTGCACCGCCGGCCTGCTTGAGACCTACTCGATCACCGGGAAGGTATGCCCTCCCCAGCCCCGATCCACAGGTTTCAAGCATTGCTCTGCCAATGTCACCAACCCCATCAAGCAGTGGCTCCGCGTCGTCACCACGGGGACGTTCAGCAACGCTGTCTTCGCAGTGGCGGTCGTGAAGAACCCGATTGCGGTGGTGTTCTGATGACCATCTTCAGGATCGACCCCAAGCTGCCGGTGGAAGCGATGAAGACCTACGCGGCCATCGTTCCTATGTCCACGCACCTGCGACCAGCCACCTGTGAAGAAGTGGACTGCCTGCACTACCTGGAGGGCTGGAAGACCGTCATCAACGAGAGCACCGAGCTGGGGCAGGCGCAGGCCCATTACATCAGGAAGGAATCGGGCAGGCGGTTTACCGAGCACCGTGAAGGCGCGGCAGTGGTCTTTGAGTTCGAGCCCGGCCAGCAGTGCTTCGCTCAGCATCAGCAACCGCTTGAGCGTGACCCGGTCTTCCTGGTCAAGGGTGGCGACTGGAGAGGGAACCCGACCGGTCAAGTTAGATACCACCAGCGAGCGGAGGACTGGGTGGAGGACTTCGCAGAGCACCAGCTACGGCTCCTAGAGAGGATGCAGCATGGCTAAGCAGACCGGACTTGCGTTCACGACCCTGAGCGTGGACGACGCCGGGGGCGTGGCTCGTGATATCCGCAACGACATCACCAGCTTCGACTTCTCCACTCCGAGGGATGTGCAGGAAGTCACCGGCATCGACAAGAACGCCGTGGAGCGTCTGCTGCTGCTGGCTGACTTCTCCATCAACCTGAACGGTGTTTTCAACGTCACCGCCAACGCCAGCCACGACGTCTTCAAGACGGTGCCGCTGAGCACCAGCCCGGCTCGCACAGTGAGCCTGGGCGTCGGTGGCAAGACCCTGCCCAATGAGGTGCTGTTCACCGACTACGCCCTGAACCGTGGAGAGAAGGGTGAGCTGACCTGGAAGGCTCCTGGCGTCCTGGCTGACGGTACCGTTCCGACGTGGGCGTGATGGGCACCGAAGGCACCGACCGTTGGCGGTCACAGACCACGCCCATGCGGCGGCATCCCGCGCGGCGTGCGTGGATCGCAATCGCCTTGTGTCTTGTGGCCTTGTTCGTCCTGGCCACCCTCGTCTTTTCGTTCGTAGTCGTTCCACTCACGCTGGGGTACTGAGATGGGCTACGTCAGGCAGAGGAAGGTCTACCGGCTTCGGTTCGATGATGAGGACATGAACGGCCTCGAAGTCAGAGCGAAGTCGGTGCCTCTAGGCGCGTTCCTCGACCTGGTCAAGCTCATGGACATCGAGACCAGGAACGTCTCCCCGGAAGACGCAGAGAAGATCGACAAGCTCTTCGAGGGATTCGCTGGAGCACTCATCGAGTGGAACCTGGAAGAGCCGGAAGGCGTTCCCGTGCCGGCTACCTTCGAGGGACTGAAGAGTCAGGACATCGACTTCTCGATGCAGATCCTCCGGGCCTGGATCGCAGCGCTGACACAGGTCCCTGTTTTTTTAGGGAACGGATCATCCGGTGGCGAGAAGTCCCTGGAGCTGTCGATGCCGATGGAACCCAGGTCACCGAGCCCGGAGAACTGAGCTACGCGACGTGGTTGCTGACGAGCTGTGAACGCTTCGGTTGCCTACCGAGCCAGCTCCTGGAAGAAGACACGGAGCTGATCCAGCTCCAGCAGATCGAAGCGATGGGACGCAGGCAGGAAGGAGGTGAGGATCAATGAACGAAGTGCTCATCGTCGTGAAGTCGCGTGATGACTCCTCTGGAGGACTCCGGAAGGCTCGTGGCGAGGTCGAGCACCTTCATAGCTCGGTCGGAAAGGCGTCTATTGGCTTCCGTGCCTTCGGTGGGTTCTTCCGGTCTGCTGTCTCCGGGATCGTTGCTGCTGGCGTGGTGGGATTCGCTGCTGTCACTGCCGAAGTGTTCAGGGCCACCAAGGGCTGGGCCGACCACGAAGCCATCGCTCGGGACACCGAAAGCACCATTAAGTCAACTGGTGGTGCCGCGAAGGTCACGGCCGTGGAAGTCGGCAGACTTGCTGACGCCATTGAGATGAAGACCACCAAGGACGGGGATGCCATCCAGTCCGGTGCCAACATGCTCCTCACCTTCAAGGACATCCGCAACGAGACTGGCAAGGGCAACGATATCTTCAACCAGAGCGTCAGCATCCTCACCGACATGACCGCGAAGATGAACCAGGGCTCGGTCACGAACGAGAACATGAGCAAGAGCGCCATCCAGCTCGGCAAGGCACTCAACGACCCCATCGCCGGCATGGGCGCGCTGGCAAAAGTGGGCGTGCAGTTCACCGATGCTCAGAAGGAGCAGATCAAGGCCCTGGTCGAATCTGGCGACAAGATGGGCGCTCAGAAGATCATCCTGCACGAGCTGGCGACCGAGTTCCAAGGTGCTGCGAAGGCCAGTGCCAAGCCCTGGGATGGCGTTGTCGTCGTGCTCCGCAAGGTTGAGGACGCCATTGGTTCCTTCCTGCTTCCGAAGGTCCAGGCGCTGAGCAACTGGGTGCTCAACACGGGTCTGCCTGCACTGGCACGGCTGAAGACGGAGTGGGATCACAACCACGGTGCCATCAAGACAGTTGCTGACATCCTCAAGAATCAGTTCACCCCGGCAGGTGGCGGTGCCAAGAAGACGGTGGACAATCTGGGGTCGTCACTGCATAACGTTGAGATCTTCCTGGACAAGGCAATCATCGTCGCTCTTAGGACCGAGATCGCGTGGCTTCACCTTGCAATCGCCTCTGGGACTCTCTCGAAGTGGATTCTCAACGTCGGCATCTCCCTGCTCATGACCTACAACGCTCTTCGCAAGCTGAGCTTCGGTGTGCTCCCGTCAGCGGATGCCATGATCGCCGGTATGCGGCACATGCGCGATGGAACCGAGGCCCAGCTTGATCGCATCCGTGGCGACATCCACAAAGCGCAAGCGACAATCGACAGCCTCCATGGGCGCGCTATTGAGCTAACGCTCCATGACCAAGTGACTGCACGGCTCCGACAGATCAAGGCGGAGCTAGCGTCTACTCCGGGCATGTCAGTGACAGCGCGTCTGACTCGTGGCGGGACCTACCAGCACGGCACGATGTTCGTCCCCCAGACTGGCCCGGCCTACCTGCACCGAGGCGAGATCGTCGTTCCGCCCGATGAGAGCGAGCAGATCCGGCGTGGGAAGAAGTCATTCGGACACGCAAGTTCGGGCACGATGCAAGTCGTTGTCAATGCTGTGACCAACGCTAATCCCCATGAGATTGGCCGTGAGGTCGCATGGGCCATGAAGACGAGTGGGTACTGATGACCATCTCTCAGGATTGGCAGATGGAGTTCGGCTCCGTGCTCGTGGGCGCGGGGCAGAGCTACCGCATCAAGGAGATCGAAGGACTCGCTGACTACCCGGACCTTCGTATCAACGACCGGTCCCGTCTTCGTCGTGATGGCCTGTTGTCTGGAGACGACTTCCTGGGCGGTCGTAGCGTCGTTGCCACCCTGGAGGTACCCGGAGGTACCACAGGGGCTCTCGCGGGTCTCCTGGGGGCACTGAAAGCCGCTCTACGGCCCGGTCAGGTTGAGGCCCCGCTGACGTTGCAGGTCCCTGGTATTGGCGACGGTGGCGTGATGCGACTCCTGGCCAGGCCACGGAGGTTCGCATCGAAAGTCGATACTCGCTGGCGATTCGCACAGCCCGCAGTCGCTATCGAGTTCTTCGCCACTGATCCCAGGATCTACGACAACGACCAGCAGTCTCTCTCCACGGGTCTTGCGACCAGCGTTGCTGGGCTCTCCTGGAACCTGTCGTGGAATCTCAACTGGGGTGGGGCATCGACTGGCAATATCATCCTGGCCAACAACGCCGGCACGTACTCCACGCCATGGACAGCACGTATCGACGGTCCCGTCACGAACCCGACCATCGAGAACGTGACCACCGGACAGAAACTCATTTTCACCGCTGACGGTGGCCTGGTGGTCGGTGCCGGTGAGTTCCTGACCGTTGATGCTGACGCTCGCACGGTCCTTCTCGGCGGGACTGCGTCGCGGTACTCGAAGCTCAGTTCGCTGTCGTCCTGGTGGGAGCTTGCGCCAGGCACCACGCAACTGCGGTTCAGCGGAACGACCGCAGGAGCACCACAACTAACCGTCACCTTCAGAAGCGCATGGATCTAGGAGCGAACGATGTCAGTTGAAACTCCCCCGATCTTCATCCAGAGCGGTGGCGAGACTGCCGAACGTGCTCGGCGTGCTCTGGCTGCCTTCGCTGGTGCTCGTGGTGGCATCGTCGCTTCTGGTGACCTGGCGGTCGTGGAGAACGGCACGCCCAACATGACGGTCAACGTCGCCTCGGGCAAGGTCATCATCCCTGGAACGGAAGGTGCCAACCAGGGCGTGTACGTGGTCGAGAATATCGGCACGCTCAACGTGGCGCTTGCTGCTGCTGACCCTACGAACGCTCGTAAGGACCTGATCGTCGCCAAGGTGCAGGACGCTGCGTACTCTGGTGGAGTCAACGCTGCGAGCATCGTGGCCGTGACGGGAACGCCGGCAGGGTCACCGGTCGAACCGGCCACGCCAGCGAATGCATGGGTCCTGGCGATGATCGACGTGCCGGCACTCGACACGGCCATCACCAACAGCCAGATCACCGACCGGCGTACCACCGGGACGGGCCAGAAAGGCAGAGCCTCAGCACTGGGCGGGGCCATCGCCTGTACCTCCAGCAACCGCCCTGCTGCGCCCTTCGATGGCATGGTGATCTACGAGACCGACACGGACTCGATCAAGGTCTACGACGGCACCAACTGGCTCCAGTCCAAGCGCACGCTGGGATTCGCGGAGGTCACTGCCGACCAGAGCGGCATCAGTAGCGGCGGTGCCGAGACCGACCTCACGAGCCTGACGACCACCGTCACCGTCCCGGTCGGCTCACGCATCCGCATCAGCTCCTACGTCGCTGGTGCGCCATCGGCCACGGGCGAGCGCTACACCTGCCGAATCAAGGAAGACGGCGTGACGATCCAGGAGGCTCCGCAGGTCCAGTCATCGCTGGCAGGCGTCAACGCAACCGTCTTCATGCCGTCGCGTGTCCGCACGGGCCTCTCTGGCTCGCACACCTACAAGCTGACGATGACCCGCCTGAACGGCACAGGCTCGTTCCAGATGTCGGCGGCGACGTTCCCCGCCTACATCCTGGTGGAGGACATCACCTGAGCCATGGCCAACTACCGGTACCTGCTCGCTGACCTGAAGACGGTCAAGCCGATTGCTGAGATCCCGTTCGAGTCAGCAAGCTACTCGCACGTGCTCAACGCTCCTGGCTCCTTCGCAGGAACCCTTGGGCTCAACCAGCCTGCGAGCTTGTACTCAGTGCTCTCGACAACGCTGAATCTTGGTCGAGTCTCGCTGTTCGTGGAGCGGGACAACGTGATCGTCTGGGGCGGGATTCTGTGGACGAGTAGTGCTGATATCGACGCCGGCACGATCACCTTCAACGGTGAGGGCTGGCACAGCTACTTCCGGCGTCGTGTAGTCCGTGCCAAGAAGAACTATGTTCAGCAGGATCAGACAACGCAGATCGCTAAGAACTTGATCGATTACGCACAGAGCATCTCTGGTGGCAGCATCGGCGTTGACACGACTGGCGTTGCGGCCACTGGCGTTCTCCGTGATCGGACCTACGAAGCCTTCGAGCGGAAGTTCATCGGGGAAGCCATCGAGCAGCTTGCTGCGGTCGAGAACGGCTTTAACTTCCGCTATGAGAGCCAGTACGACTCTGGCGGGAATCTGGCGACCAAGTTCCTGACTTCCTTCCCGGCAAGTGGTCATCAGACCGCGTTCGTACTCGAAGTCGGGAAGCAGCTCTCGAAGCTCGGTATCAATACCGACGCCACCAACCTGGCCACCAATGTGGACGCCATCGGTGCTGGCGAAGGTGACGTGAAGCTGATCGCCAACGTCTCTAATCCCCTGCTCTTGGTGAGCTACCCCATGCTCGACGACGTCGAGTCCTTCACTGACATCAGTGACTTCTCAACCCTGTCAGCGCACGCCCGGAAGCAGTTGACGATTGGAAGCCAACCGATTGTGATCCCATCAGTCGAGTGGGACCCGTCGCTGGAGCCCAAGGTGGGGTCGTTCCTGACCGGTGACATCGTGCGTGTCCGTGGTGGCTTCGGTCTCGCCTTCCTGGATTCCACCTTCCTGGTCACGCAGATCGAGGTCTCGGTTGATGACGGTGGTGGCGAGACCGGGAAGCTCTCGTTCGCTGGCCTTGAGAGCTTCGTCTGATTCCCAGGAGGGACAGCAGAGCTGATGGTTGATTACAGGTTGCCTCCGAACATCGAGTCAGAGATCGCTGATCTGAAGCGTCGGCTCGACAACCTTGAGCGATCAGCTCGACTGCCGTTCAGCTCCACCAGGGGCGGTGCGTTCCTGTTCCTGGATGACAGCGGGAACACTCGCAAGACGCTCGGCAACGTCAACCTCGATGGGTCTATCGGTGGTGTCACTGCCGCCTACGGCGAGATGATGCGGGGCGATGGCGGGGCGATCTTGTTCATGACCCGTGAAGGCGAGCGCGGGATGGCCTATCCGGAAGTGCAGATTCCTGGACGCGCGCTCACTCCGACGTTCGACCTCACCATCACGTCGGGAACGTTCACGTCCTACTGGGAATACCGCAACGTCTTTCCGGCCTATGAGGTCTTCAACCTCATCATGCAGTGCGCGACCGACGTCGGTACGACTGGCGAGGTACGCCTGCTGTGCGGTGCCACTGCGACCTCTGTTGCCACCATTCCCTCCAACGGCAACGGCGAGGTTCACTTTGAATGGCTCCACCCTGCGCCGACGGGCCTGTACGATCCCCGTGCGCGACCGGAAGGGAACCTTGTTGTCGGCGTCCAGGTGCGCCGAGCCAGCGGCGCAGGCAACGTCTACATCGACCAGCCGTACGAGGCGAAGCTGACCAGCAAGCTCTTCCTTGGTTCCGCTGCCACCAATGGCAACCCGAGCTTCGTCTGATGGCCGACGACCGTGACGTCGCCTCGATCCGAGAGGTTCATGCGCTCCTTGACGCCGCTGAGACGAAGCTCTCGGCAGAGATCACGGATCTGAAACGCGAGATGCTGATCCAGTTCGAGCGGCACGACATGACTCACAAGGACGAGGAACGGCAACGCAGGGCTCGCCTTCGCTGGATCGTCACGACGTCAGTGACAGTCGGTGGGCTTGCTGGTGCCTTCCTCGGACACGTGATCGAGAAGCTGCTATGAAGACAACATCGAAAGACGACTACTTCTATTGCCGTTCCTGCGACGTGCTGTCGAAGGAACGTCGCTGCTGGATCTGCGGTGGTCCTACAGAGCTTCGCTTCGACACCGTTCGTGATTCCCGTAGGGGACAGCGAAGCTGATGGTCGCTTGATGACCTGAGAACGCCCCAGGAAGCCCGTTCAACAACTCCAGGTCCAATGGATAAGGCCCCCAATCATTGACGACGCTGGGGGCCTTCCTTGTGTCTTTGGGGTTTAGTGATCAGCTCGTGCAGCAATGATCTCCTCAATGCGACGGTCAAGCCATGCGGTCTCTCGCTCGACCACCCAGGGAGCTGCACGACGCACAGCCAGATGGCAACGCTCGAAGGTCTGCGTCATTGCACGCAGCACCAGATGCGAGTCGCGGGAGTCGATGTGGTCGTTCAGAAGTACTTCAATCGAGGCTTGCAGTAGCCGGCCAATGACAGCTCGCTCATGAGACTCGATTGGCTCGTTCTTCACCCGAGCGATCCCGGTACGCTCTTCCGACCTCCATGGGCCGGCCCCGG